TCAAGAAGTACCATCGCTGTTATTGATGCAGTAACACAGCGTGGTGGATTTAAAGGTGAAGAGTTATCTACTATTGGTGGATTAAGAGACCAGTGCATTCAGATAGTTCAACTTTGCGAAAACATTCAGCAAGATAAAGCCATGGAAACACCGGCTGAAAAACCTGCTGATGGTAAAAAGTAACTTACGCTTTATTGATTTTATTTTATTTGTTATGGAGAAATGCGTAAAATGTCTAACGAGTACTTATGGGTTGAAAAGTATCGTCCACAAACTATTGATGATACTATACTTCCTAAAAAACTAAAACAAACTTTCCAGAAAATAGTTGAAGGTGGTGAACTACCTAATATGTTATTTACTGGTACTGCTGGTCTTGGTAAGACTACAGTAGCTAAAGCATTATGTAATCTACTTAATTGTGATTACATTTTGATAAATGGTTCTGAAGAAGGTAATATTGATACCCTTAGAACCAAGATAAAACAATTTGCTTCATCGGTTTCTTTATCTGGTGATTATAAAGTTGTAATACTTGATGAAGCAGATTATCTTAATCCACAATCAACACAGCCTGCCCTTCGTGGATTTATTGAAGAATTTTCAAACAACTGTAGATTCATATTAACTTGTAACTTTAAAAATAGAATTATTGAACCATTACATTCAAGATGTGGCGTTTATGAATTTAATACTTCTAAAAAAGATATGGTTGAACTGTGTCAATCTTTTATGGTGAGATGTCAAACCATTTTAATTAAAGAAGATATCAAGTATGATGATAAAGTATTAGCAGAACTTATTATGAAGTTTGCACCTGATTGGCGTAGAGTTCTTAATGAATTGCAAAGATATTCAGTAAATGGTACAATTGATAGTGGTGTCCTTAATATTGTAAGTGATAAAAACTATAATGAACTTTTCTCTTATTTAAAAAATAAAGATTTTAAAAAGATGCGTTCATGGGTTGTTAGTAATATAGATACAGATGCAACCGCAATATTTCGAGCTATCTATGATAGAATGAGTGAAAAGGTTGCACCACAATCTATTCCACAACTTGTTTTAATATTAGGTGATTATCAATACAAAAATGCATTTGTTGCTGACCATGAACTTAATGTGGTAGCATGTTTAACGGAGGTAATGTCAGATGTACAATTCAATTAAATTAACTTTATACACTCAAGAAGATTGTTATTATTGTAGACTATTAAAAAAGAAATTAGTTGAATGGGATTTTGATTTTCGAGAAGTAAATATTAGTCATGACTTATTTGCAAAAGATTTTTTAAAAGATAAAGGTCATCGTACAGTACCTCAACTTTATTGGAATGATACACATCTTAATAAGTTACCAACTACTGATTTAACTTATGAACATATTGAAGCTGAGCTTGATTATGAAAACTACATTGGCGGAGTAGAAAATTGGTCAGTAACAAAAGCATAGCAATAGTTGGTGCCGGTGTTGCTGGTATAACTACTGCTTATTTCTTAGGTAAGAAAGGTTATAAAATAAGACTGTTTGATCCTGATGGCGTGGCACATCAATGTAGTTATGCTAATGGCGGTCAGCTTTCTGTTTGTAATGCTGAAGTTTGGAATACATATAGTAATATATCTAAAGGAATAAAATGGTTGACACAACCAGATGCTCCACTAGCATTTAGACCGGATGTTTGGTCATGGTCAAAAATAAAGTGGATTGCTGGTTTTATTGGAGCTACAATTACAAATTCATATGAAAGAAATACTCGTAAAACAATAGAATATAGTTTACGTTCTCGTAGATTAATGAAAAAATTAATTAAAGATGTAGGCATTGACTTTCATCATAATGATTGTGGAATATTACACATTTATAAAAATCAAAAGTCATGGGACAAAGCACGTAAAACACTTGATAAATTTAAAGATACAAGGTGGGGAAGAGTAGTTGCTAAAGGTAATTTAGCCGGAAAATATAATTTTTATTCAAAAGATGTTGTAGGTGCTACTCTTACTAAAGGTGATTCAGTCGGTGACATACATGTTTTCTGTAGAGAAATGCAATACTATATGGAAAAACAATTTGATTTTAAGGTATTCTGTAATAAAATAGTTATTAATAAAGAAGTAAAATACTTATCAGGTAAAAGAGATCATGCTAAAACATTAGATGAATTAAAAAAAGAATATGATGAGGTTGTTATATGTGCAGGTGCTTACACCGCAACTTTAGTTCCAAGCTTGAATATATATCCAATAAAGGGTTATTCAATTACTTTTGAAAAATCCGCAGCAATAGATGCACCATGGGTTTCAATATTAGATGATGATGCAAAGATTGTAGCATCACCATTTAATAATATGACATTCAGAGTTGCTGGTACCGCAGAACTTGCAGATTGGAACCATGATATAAGAGAAGATAGAATACAACCACTTGTTAAGTGGGTAAAAGAAAACACATTTATGGATGCAGAAAATTATAGCAAATGGGCATGCCTAAGACCTATGACACCAAACATGTTACCAGTAATTAAAAGAGTTGATCGTATGTGGGTAAATAGTGGAGCAGGACATTTAGGGTGGACTATGGGAATGGCTTTAGCAGAAAGGTTATCAAATGATTTATCCAGCCGTTGAAGAAATTTTAAATTGGGAACAGTACAGACAAGACACAACAGTTGAACTTATTGCTAGTGAAAACTTTGCAAGTCAAGCTGTTATGGATTTATGTGGTAGTGTATTTACAAATAAGTATGCTGAAGGTTATCCCGGCAAAAGATACTACAATGGTTGTTCTCATATGGACAAAATTGAAGATCTTGCAATTGATAATGTTAAAAAACTTTATAACTGCAACTTTGCAAATGTACAACCACACAGCGGTGTAAATGCAAACACTGCAGTTTATCAAGCACTTATGAATCCTGGCGATACAATTATGGGTATGGATTTAGCAAGCGGCGGTCATCTTAGTCATGGTGCACCACCAACATTAAGCGGTAAAGTTTATAAGTCTGTTTCATATGGTGTTGGTGAAGATGGTTTACTTGATTATGATGAAATAGAAAAGATTGCGGTACTCACTAAACCTCAAGTAATTGTTGCAGGTGCTAGTGCCTATCCAAGAATTATTGATTGGAAAAAGTTTAGAGATATTGCTTTTACTGTACGTGCAAAATTAGTTTGTGATATGGCACATTATAGTGGATTGGTAGCTGGTGGCGTATATCCAAGTCCATTACCTTATGCAGATGTTGTAACAAGTACAACTCATAAAACTCTACGTGGTCCAAGAGGCGGAATGATTTTATGGAATGATGAAAGATATACTAAAAAAATAAATAGTGCAATATTTCCAGGGACACAAGGTGGGCCATTAATGAATATTATTGCAGCTAAGGCTCAATGTTATTTAGAAGCACAAGAAGATTCATTCAAACAATATGTAATGGATGTTGTTGATAATGCAAAAGAAATGGCTAAAACATTTGAAGAAAATGGATTACCAGTTTTAACTGGCGGTACTGATAGTCATATCATTTTAATTGATTTAAGTAAAAGTAAATATAGTGGAAGAGAAGCCGCCGACTTACTAGAAAAAAGAAATATAACTGTAAACAAAAATGGTGTGCCTAATGATCCACGAAGTTTTATTGAAACAAGTGGTATAAGAATTGGTACTGCAGCAGAAACAACTAAAGGACATACAAAAGATTGGTTTGCTGAATTAGCAAAAAAGATTATTATAATATTAAAATAATGGAACGTGAAATAATTTACATAAAAGAAGAAAACTTCTACTGTGATGGTGGAGATGACTTCGGTCATCCAAGAGTTTATTATACAATGGTAGATGGTGAAGCCATATGTGGTTATTGTAATAGAATATATAGATTGGAAAAAGATAATGAGCAGTGAAATTGAAATGTTAAATCAATTTGTTAATCAACTTGCAATGTGTGAGTTATTATCAGCACATAACATATTACAACCTTCAATAGCATTTGAATGTGAACAAATACAAAAGTTTATAAAAGAATCTTACTTTAATAATAATTATGATACATTCGTTAAATGGTGGGATGCTGTTGTAGTTCCAACGGTAAATGAATTTTACACCATTTATCAAAATCAAATAAATGGAAAGTAAACTTAAAACTGCAGAATGGATAGTTAAACACTATGCACTTGATAAATCTTATCAACATAATCATGCTGTACAAGATTGGTTATATGACGCAAAAATACTATTAATAGAAGAAGCAAATAGATTAAGAGATTTATCACTATACGGTAAAGAACCAGAAAGATTTTATAAAGATGAACCCCTTTGATTATGTAAATGCAATAAATTACACTAAGAAGAATATTATGGTAGATGATATAACTGAAAAAGCTTATATCCCATATATGGTTAATAGACAACTATCTTACTTTCCAGATACTGTTTTAGCCGCAAATGAAATGAATCGTAATCATCATATTGATAATCGTTTACAATTTGATTTTTTTATAAATATAATTAGAAAGCGTAAAAGGT